TCGGTTATTCGTCCCTCATGCTTTTCAACCAATATTGTTGCATTTTTAATACTTCTTATAACATCGCTTTCATACGCCAGTGTTTCTTCAACCGCTGTTTCGCCCATACTATCAAGCGTTGTTTTAATATGGCCGCTATAATTTATTGTTCTGTTAAACGCGTATGTCCCTTTAGGGTTGTTTTCCATATCAACAATTGTTAAATTTTCATTACCTTTTAACCAAGGATGACCAACTGTTTCTGTTGTCAATTGTGAATAAGTTAATCCCAGTAATTTCGCGGCACTACCATTTGTCTTAATATGTTCACGAAGTTCTGGTGAATAGGTTAACGGATTATCATAAATATATAGTGGTTTTTCACCGTATGTATTGACACCATCAATATCTTCGGCAACCATTAGTGTTTCTCCGTCTATTCCGCTCATACCAACATAGACACGATTTATTGGCCCATATATTTCTTTTTTTGTGTCGAGAGAATAATATTGGTTATTGTCTATTGGCTCCTCGCCATTTCCAGTAAAAGTTGTGGCGCCTTCACCAAAATCAATATAACATTTGTTGTCCCAGTCTATTCTAACCCAAGAAAATGCTAATTTTGCTATTTCTTTCATAACATCTCTACATGTTTCGCCTGCTTGGAAAGAATTAAAATTTATTTCAAAATCACTATTTGTGAAATATTCTTGACCAAATTCTACACCAGCCTGTGCACATGTATATTGTGCCAACCATAGTGCGGTGACACTTCCTTTAGGTGAATTTGTTTTTTCATCAATGGCAACAATCGTGTTTAAACTTTGTGGGAAATCTTCATTTATAAAATCCCCGTCAAAATTTACATTAAATAGTTTAGTATAGTCCATTGCTTCAAATGTTGTATTGTCAGCAACTTCGTTATCTTCCGGATTAGTAACGATGAAATCACCAAGACTATACCAATTTGTTTTGTCTTCCTCAAGGTCACTCATTATCATGAACTCACCTTGTTCGGTTAGTAATTTTATCCCATCCTCCGTTGCAACAAATGTGAACCTAGAACCGATGTGCACAACACCGATTTGTAGTTCAATTATGCGATTTTCTACATTGAAGTCATCCGAAATGTTTTGTAAATTACCAGATAATGTTCTGGCAACAAATTGTCCTATAAAACCTTGTTGGGGAACGTAACGTTCATCAGTATATACCCAATCTTTAACAGAGTCATTTTCGGTTAATACTATTTCCGGTAACGTGTCTGTTGGTTTAACAATTAGTTTAGATTTAACTATCGCGGTGCTATCTCTTAGTGCTGTTTTATCATCATCACTAAATATATATAAAGGTCCTTTAACGACGGCAATAGCACCCACATATGTTGATATTACTTCATCAGATGTGATAGACCACGATACATTTATTTTATTTGAAGAGAAATCTACACCACGTTCAGTAAAATCAAAGGTGTGTATTTTATCCCACCTATTTAAATATAACCACGTTGCTCCACCACTTGTTGTATAACTACCTGTTGTACCATTGATTTCAATTGGCATAGACATGTTGCCAATACCAACACTATTGTATTCGCCGTACTCATCGCTAACCCCACCGAGATATGTTCCGTATACATCAACACTAACTGTTGTTTCGCCAACATAGGCGTTCCAGTATTGGTTTATAATCAATTTTAATTGTACGTTGTTAATGTATGTTCCACCTGTATTGCTACAAATAATTTCTGTTTTATTTATTAACACACCCTGCATACAGCACCTCCTAGTGACCTATTAACTGAAAGTCATCAATTACTATCATGTGTTGACCACCATATACAATGTCTTTATATTGTAAGTCATTGTGATAATATATATCTGTTATATAAGAATTTGTAGTTTCATCCCATGCCTCAACTTCGAGATACATTCCGCGTCCTGTTTTATCACTATGCAACGCGTTCCAGTACACTCTGAATTGTGCAGGGGTCATTGGTGGAAAACCAACCCATATTTTTCTTCTTGTGTGTGGTAAAACTTTTATATTAAGTTTACCGCTTGCAAGTGTACCGGCGTCGGTAACTAGTACCAACTCCGGTGCAAACTTCCAGGCTTCTCTTTTTATAGAAGGGCTTTGAAAAGTACAACCACCTATTTTCATATAATATCCTTTTGGTGGATATATTTTTTTCTCGTTATCCATTGCATACCTCCTATAGATTTACGGTAGTTCCGTATTTATCGTTTTGCATTTTATTATATCTTTGTTGTTCTTTATACAATGTCTTATTTCCAATATTAACAACATTTGTAAAGTTCATATTATTCATAATCGCAATTAGCGTATCTAATTTCTGATTTGTCTCATCGCTACCACCGTTACCAAGCGCTGGGTTGTATTTCTTAGGCACAACCGCTTCACCAGGGTGTAAGTGATAAATACCTTCGTAAGGAATTTCGTTTGTTCCTGTTTCTAATCTCGGTATTTTTATCTTTCCGATTGGATTAAAAGTAACATCAATACCAATTATATCGAATAGTTTATTACCTATTTTTCTAAGACCAGACGATAAACCATTTATACCAGTAATTATAGCGTTTATTAAACCTTCAATAATAGTTATAATACCGTTGATAGCCGCCTTACAAGCAGCACCCATTAAGTTCCAAAACGCTTTCCAGTTGTACACAATAATATCCCATGCCATTTTTAATAAGTTTACGAAGTCTTTAAAACTTTGAACGGTCGGGTCTATTAGATATTTTTTACACCATTTGCCGATGGCTGTAAATATATCGCTGAACCATTTACTTATTGTGTCCCAGTTCTCGGCTAAAAACTTCCCTATTAGTAAAACAATCATTGCGATTACGGCACCGATTGCCACCGGCCATAAACCAAATAGTACAGCGACACCCCCAACCATAGCAGCAATGGTTAATAGTGTATCAAAGATAAGTTTTAGTTTATTCTCTGATGTTGGGTCTGATAAATATTTTTTCCAAGTGTCTATTGCTTTACCAATAGCCAACGCTATAACCAATATACCACCAAAGACAACACCTAATGTCACCAAGGAAGGTGCACTACTTATAATCCCAAGTGTTTCAAGTATCCCACCAAGACCATTTGCACCTTTAATCAACTCGATTGTGGCGTATATGGCTATAAGGGAGAACAATAAATCTGTACCAAACGAACTATCTTCTTCGAGCCCAAATAAACCATTTATAAATTCACCCAGACCTTTGAAAGACTCTTTAGCAATATCAACAATACCGTCCCAAATTTCTTTCCACGGTAATCCCTCAATTGTTTCTCGAACTTTTTGACCAAGTTCGTACCAAGGTATTCCATCTATTCCGTCGGCTATTCCACCAAAGAATGTCGTAGCAACTGCGCTCCAGTCCCCGGTTGACAACGCGGTTTTAATTTCATCTTTCAACTTTTTCATCCAATCTATTACTTTTTGAATTGGCGATAAATCTATTTTGTCAAGTTCAATTTGCGGTACTTCATTGCCCTTACCAAAGTCAACCGTGTTTAAGTCATCAAATTTTTGTAAGTTACCGAGTGCGTCCTTTGCCGATTTACCCATTGACGCTAGTGCTTTCGCATTTGCTCTAGCAATCAAGTCAATACCAGTTAACGCATAAATAACGGAATAAATAACTCTCGTTATTTGTGTGAATAAATATATTACGAACTCAATGGCTGGGGCCAATTGTGCACCGAGTGCTCTCCATAGATTTTGTGTTGTTTTGGTTAACTCCTCATCCATCTGCATATACTCACTAACCGCTTTTCTAACGGCGGTGAATAATGTTCTTGTACCCAGCAATGATAAACCAACTTGTTTGATTTTGCTATGTAACTTGCTAAACGCATTTAAACCCGCTTTTCCAAAACTATTCGCCGAGTTTTTAACTTGCGATAAAGTCCTTTGTATTTTCTTTAGGGTTCTGTCGTATTTTTCATGTTCTTTGTTGTTTTCACGAACTTTCTCTTTTATTTTTGTAACCGATACACCGTAGCGATTTGCCAATAATTCTATTTTCGTAAATCCGTATCCAATCTCAGCCATCTTATTAGCCAACGGTGTCAACGCTGTTGCTAACGTAGAACTAACACGAGCGACATTATCAAGTGTTTTAGTGTCTATTCTGGCGAAGACTTCTGGTATTTGTGATACATTTTTTATGGCATTTGATAACCCGGTTGGTTTATCGATTGTGCTTAGGTTTTTAAACATTTTTGTAATATTACTTAATCCAGATAGACTCTCAACCGTCTTTGACAGACCGTTGCTCGCTTTTTTCACTTCATTGATGCTTGCTGCAAGATTGTTTAAACCTCGGAAACCACCCTTGGTTGCGGCTTTTAAATCAATCAAAGTCTTCGTCAGTTTCGCTAAATTAGAATTTGCTGAACCGGCTTTTGACTCAATCTTTATAACAATCGTATCTAATGTTACACCTGCTTTTGCTGCCATAATAAATCACCTCTTTTATCCTTTATTTTCAAATTGTTTTTTTGTTGCGTGAAACCAGTTGTTCATTTGGATAGTAAATTTTAATCTTTCGTTTTCAATCTCTTGCTCTTTTTCCACTTGCGTTTTTTCTTCAAACTTATCCATTAAATATGGTTTCTCAGCGTATTGTAGAGGTTTTGTTCCTTTTTTAGAAAAGGCATGTAGTACAGGAGAGCAATCTAATATAGCCTCATATACATACATGCCTAACATCCAATTATTCTCGTCTTGTTGTCTAAGTCTCAACCTATGTGCATCTTTATAAAAAGTAGTCATAAAAGCAGGACCATACCAGAAGTCGTGATACGACATTCCGAATGACATATATATCGGACATGCTTTCTCAAAAAGTTTTGTTAAAGAAGCAGACTCTACTAGTGACTTGTCTTCGGAGATAAGTCCTCTACTTCCCAATCCACGTTTCCCTCATCACCTTCTGGTTCTTCAAATAATGATGAGTATGTTTCTTCAATCATTTGTATTAAAGACTCAACAAGTTTTTCTTTGTCTTTCATTTTACTAAAAATTTCATCAATTACTGTTTGTTTTGTTTTTCTGTGATTTTTAATAAACGCACCCGCGAAGGCCAACTCAATGTTTAACATTGGTTTTTTAAGAAATTCCTCAACGGAGAAACCGTTGGCTTCCATTGTTTTAACACTCATTCTGTCGAACTCTAATACATAAGGAGTATCCTTATATGTAAATTTAATCTTTGTATTCATTATCAAATTTCCTTTCTAATTAAGCAGTTGGTTTAGCCGCTTTAACAGGCGCACCAACTGGTGTAATATAGT